CATACTTTGTATAGACCAATTCCAACGCTTCTAAACATTTTTCATTATAATCTCTTTTCATTTTTTACACAAATCTTTCTAGAAAATATTTTGGAAGTTTATCTTTATTTTGAATCAGGCTTTTAGTTAGTGTTCCGTCTAAAATATAAGTTACCGCTTCATCAGAAGCATTTCTAATAGTGCGTCCACACATTTGAATACAAGCTCCTAGCATTTTATTAGTATACCATTCTTTATCATCCTGCGCTAATCGTTTAACTCGTTCATCACCTAATGGTAAAAATGGAGCTTTTAAGATAACAGCAAACTCCCCCAAAGTACCACAAAGGTCAACACCATGAGTCATTGATGGAGAAACAAGAATTGTATCATCGTTCCGTTCAATATGTTCATTAATTAAAAATTCATTAGTTTTTCCCGGTTCTCTAAAAAGAAAACGAGGATTATTACCTACTACTTTTTTAAATGCTTCAGTAATTTCAAATGTATGAGTATGAATAATACCTTTCTTTCCTTTATGATTTTCACAAATCTGTTTAGCAATTTTACAAAGTTGAGGAATTACTAAAGCTTTATTTGAATAAGAAACAGAAAGAAAATTAGATAAATGAATTGGGGCTTTTTTAGGATCAAACGTAGATGCCGATTCAATATAATAATACTCATCCTCCTTAATCCCTAATTGTTTAGCAAAATTCTTATAATCGATAATAGTAGCTGACATTAGAACTACCAAATCACAATGCTTAAACAATCGTTGGGCAATCTTATCAACCTTAAAAGGTTTAAAAATTAACTCTTCTTTATTATGCTCGATAATAAATTCATTATTATCAATAATGTCAAGTACCTTATCACAAGAATCATTAAAAATATTAATGGCTCGGAAAACAAGTTTCTTTTCTTTACTCATTTTCTTAAGGTCCTTGCCTCTCATTTCTTTTCTTTTTTCTACGAGAGTAGAATAAATTGAAGCTTTTGCACTCCTCAACCAAAGAATATATTTTTCATAATTAGAACCTTGAGTTGGTGTAGGAGGAATCTCAATATTAAGCTTTTTTAAAATCTTAAAATTAAAAGGAACTGTATAAGATTGAACCAATAAATCTTCTAATTCTGCACATTCATCAGCAATAATATTCCTTTTAGCCCTACAAGCCGGAGGAAGACTCATAAACATTGAATAAGAATAAAAAGAACATTTATGCTTTAACGCCTCATCTCTTTTTAAGAAATATTCACATTGCCCGCAAGAAATACAAAGTTCCTTTTGCTCAGGTTCAAAAACACAAGGTCCCAAATCAGATGAAAGAGTTGGAACCATGGAACAAGGATAATTTGATTTTCCTTTTAGCATAGTATCTTCAGGAAATAATTTTTTATATTGATCCTGAAGAGATTTGGTAACAGTTAAAATAGCTGTTCCTTCTTTAAGAGAATCTGGAACATCATCCTCCTCTATATCATAAATTGCCCCTGAATCTACAAAATCTTGGTAAGTTGTAGAAATATCAGGAGCAGACTGTGCAATTGTTTTAGAAATTATACTTTTACCTGAACCTGTCGGAGCATTGATAATAATATATTTCTTTCCCAGATTCCAGGCTTTATTCAATTCTTCAAGAATATATTCCTGATTTTTATTAGGTTTATATTGAGAAGGAAAGTATTTTTTAAAATCCATTATCCTTTAATTTCGAAAGTTACTGTACTATTCAAAAACTTAGAAGAAACCTCTTCTTTATAATTTGCTATTTTTAGATTAAGAAGCTTATTCCCCCTGGTGACTGTATCAACTTTATAATCAAAGATAATCTTATTATCAGTTTGTTTAAAACTAAATGGATAAAATAACTCTAATACTTTAATACTTCCAGCACTTTCAATAAAAAATTTAATATAATGATTTTTAACTGTTACCATTTTTAGCTTTCCTGTTTTAAAAAGCTTATCATCATGATAAATGTTAATATCATAAAGCAAAAAGTTATCAAATAATTTTTCTATTTCTACAAATTCCATGATTAACCATTCATAAATGCAATCTTATCTCTCTTACTCATCGGAAGTAAAGCATTATTATAATAATTCCAAAATTCATTTTTAGGAATTACTTCAATAATGTTAACACTTTCACAAGGTACCCAACGATAATCTTGACAAAGAATATCCCAAACTATAACAATATTATGTTCTTTCTGGTTTATTGTCGGTGAATGTTTCGGCGGCCGATAATTTAAATTTACTCGTCCCTGAAAAGAAGTTAAAATATCCGACTTGGTACAAATCATTCGACGGACTCTCCCAACAGGGTAAGTCCGTCGAAAAAAACTAATAATCAAAATATTGCCAAATAAGAGATTTTCTAATCTGTTTCTATCCATTATTCTTCAATATTATGTACTTTACCGAAGATACGTCCTTCGCTAAGGAAATGTCCATGCTTAACATATTCTCGTTCACCGGATTCATTGGTAATATAAAGACCTCCAGATTCAAGACCATGAATTCCCGGGAAAATTACAATATCACCAACCTTATAATCTTTTACTCGAGGACCAATCATTTTAACTTGTCCTTTTCGCCAGGCTTTAATATCGGAATTAGTTGCAGTTAAAAACTGACCTACTTTCTTAAATCCTTCTTCAAGGTCAATCATATCAAGCAGAATGGTATCATAAGATACCCAGTCTAAACAATAATCTTGAAGACCCATATCTCCCCTATATTCCTGTTTGTTAAGGTCAATAACAAATTCAGGAATCTTATAATAATCATCTACGTCTTTAACCATGGTTTTAATATTTTTCGTTTATTTTTTCTACTAGGAATAACATTCCCCAAACTTCTCTTTCAGATATATTATATTTTCGAGAATATTTCTTAACAAAATTATCTGCTCCTTTTACTAATTCTGACTTCTTTTTAGAAATATAATTAATTCTTCCTTTATTCAAGGTTGGAAGGATTGATTTAAGAACTTGGTAAAGATAAGGTCCTGAATTATCGAAATAAAGGCTTTTACCAAATTTATTCATTGTTTCATTTATAATTCCCACTAATCCGGGATTATAAAATGAAGTATAACGATTAAACAAAAACATATCTGAATTAGAAACAATATGTTCTGAGACATCTGTTTCAGTTTTATATAATGCTTTGTTTAACAAAGGAAAAAATTCAGTGCGAAAATCCATTTTTATTAATTTAATCTATTTCTTAAAATTAGAAGGTGCCATTAAATATTAATAATCATGGCTATTCAGAAAGATGGAAATAAAGTTTGGGCAAGCATAAATGATTTGTCTTTAATTCAAGATATTCGAGATGGAGATAAATTTTTAGTCCAAACAGCTGAAGGTACAACTACTTTACTTGATTTTGCATCTTTTATCATTACACTTGACAATGTTTCTTTCGGCTCTCAGTTTAATGAAATGTGGAATTCTTATTCTGCTTCTTCTGACCAAATCGATAAAATCGGAACTTCTACCATTGTTGTTAATAATCTTTCTTCAGACCAGAATAACTTGTCAGATGCAGTTAACCAGTTAAACTTGAATGATATTTCAAATTATAATGAGGTTGTAACTGGTATTAATACGTTAATTGAAATTATCAATCTTAACCCTGCATCTTTCCCCAATCTTCCAACAGGAGTTACTATTCCGTTAGATCCGCTTCCTCTTAAATCATAATCCTTCAATTTCAGTACGAGGAAGCAAAAATTCCTGACGTTCAATCAAGGATTCCATCATTCCTCGAGTCTTGTCAGCTTTAGAAACCTGATTCCCACCGAGATAGTAAGCCTGAAGATTCTTATCATCTTCAGCAGAATAAAGGTCTCCATTTGGATTAATAATAATTTTAATGTCTCCTAAACGGTTATTAAGATTTTCAAGATTAATAATACCAGGGCAATCTTTAACAGGGAAGAAAACGTCAGCTTCAAAATCAGTATAATACTGCTGCATTAAATTTTGAAAGACAGAATCAACTTTCTTAATATAATTGATGTCAGTATCTCGGGTGCCATTATCTATGATTTTGATCTTATCATCAAAGGGACAAATAAAGATTACATCTAATAAACTAAGAGAATCTCGAACCCTTTGAATAGTCTCGACCAAAAATTCTTCACTAACCTGATTTGCTTCAGCTGCTAAAACAGTATAAACAAGAACGTCGAGAGGACAACGATCATAAATGATATACTTTTCATCCTTAAGTTCTGTCAATTGATCAATCATATAATCCAAGATAAACTTTTGCGTTTCTTCGCAGGTTTTACTTGAATGATTTATCTTTTCGGCTTTTAACCTATCTCTGTAAGTTTTGGCCGGGGTTTTATACATCTTAAAGGTATTAATAAATTCACGAATTAATGTAGATTTACCTGAGCAACTTGTTCCTGAAACGGCAATTTTCATAACTTTTATAAAGTCATTATATCACGAGAATTGTCTTTAAATACAAAATATGTTTCTTGACGAAGAAAATTTAGAGATTTTAAAAGATATTTCTGAAGGGATCTTTGAAGAAAGCTATAATCAGTCAAATACGTTTAATTGGGAGGTTGAAAAACCAACTATAGGGCAACCACCGACAGGAGCATTGGAATCTCAACAAAGCTTGCAGGATTTGATTTGTTCTATTAAAGGTAAGTTGGATATTATTTCTCAAAATTGCTCTAATGAAATTGATTCTCCTCAATTATCTTATCTTCGATCTTTATTGACTACTGATTTAACCGCTATCTCTTTATCTCTGGAAGATTATATTACCCAGTTAAATTCTGGGATT